TCAAAAGACGAACTATAAGTAAGTAGGTTAGTCCTCTGCGGTTCTACTAACAAACTTGGACAAGTACCGTTTGAGTAGTCAAGACGTGGTATGTTAAGTCTTGTTTCCGTCTTTTGGTAGTCTTTGGCGGTTGAGCCTTCGACAAGTTGTGCTGCATACGCATAAATATATTGAGTTGCAGGTGTGGAAAGGTCTATTCTTGCAACAAGCGAACCGCCCGTATTAACAAAAGTTGAAGTATATTGATATCGCGTTGGTGTGGTAGTGAGTGTAATTGGAAAAGTAAAAACTTCACTAACCGCATTGTTATATAAAAATAATACTACGTCTAATGGTTGTCCCGAATCAGTCCACAAATAAACGGAATATGTATAAGTTCCATTACCCGCAGAACTTATTTTTGCTACCCAAGGGTCTGATGGTGATGATACTGATGTAATTTTGGTTGCGTTATTTTGACCCGTTAATGGATTTAAAACAAGTTGTGTTGTTGCTATATCACCATTCGCAGTCCATTGCGTTAAATCTTCTGAGTAGGTGAATAAATTATAAGGCACTAACTCCACCAACCCCGCAGAGTTTACTCGTGTTGCTGTGGTCGCTCTTACGACTGACATATCGCCAGAACCATCGGATGGAATAACGGAATATAATTTGCCCTCCTTGACCGCATTCGGTGTCACGATAAGGCTCGCAGTATCTAATAGGCTCATATTTGAGAAAGGTTTAAAATGGTTAAAGACATACAAAAAGACGATTCCAATACTCCACCCTCTGAGGCTACTCTTAACTCTAAGTCAAAAGGCGCATTAAAGGTAGGTGTAGCGTAATCATACAAAGAATCTGCGGTGTTGATTTGGTCTCCCCACCACGTTGATTCGTATATTTTTCCCCAGCTTATGTTATTTGACATCTTTGTTTATTTTAGTTAGGAAAACACGGAGCTTCTCAATGTTTTCTTGTTTTGGTTTGTAAGTTCCTACCTTAGTTCGTGTTCTCATAATTAAATATACCAGCCAGTGTAGTTGTTTGCAGTATCAGGATACATATCTCCGTTAGTATTCAAAGTGTACTCAGGAAACAAGTTGTTGTTAAAGCAGATGTAATCAATGAATCTTTCGGTGTAGTGCTGAGCAATCTGACGTTCCTTTTCAATTAAAAAGTCTACTTCGTTTTTCTCTACGTTTTCAGAGTTTTCAGATGAGTGCTTATAAACTCCTTTGTTAGCAATTGTATAAGCAGCAAAAGGGATATATTCAACGAGACTCCAATGGATTAACATAGGCTTTACGTATGTGTTTACCAAAGTAGCGTAGTTACCAGCTAAAGTATTTGCGACAATATCTGCTTGAATCTTCTGAAGCAGTTTTGTGCCTAAGTAGTTTTGTATGTGAATGTCCTGAGCGATTTTAACGAACTGAATAAACTTGTCCGTGTCTACGTTGCCATTAACGGCAGTAAACCTAACTATATCGTCTCGTGTTATGAGTAGTGCAGTTGCCATTAATTAAATCTTTTATTGGTTGGTAAAAAGCCTTGATTCGGCATATCTATAGGGCGCATCGCAACTTGCTGAGGATTTCTTACTCGATAACCTGCCTTCTCTGCTTTGTTGGTACTGATAGTTTTTGCCTTAGGACTCAATGGGTCTATTCCGCGCCCTTCTTCAAACGCAACAAATGTTTGTCTCATCCATTTATGATGGCAAGCACCACCGCCTTTGTATAGAAAAATGTCGTATTTATCTGCACCTTTTGCGCCCCATCCAGCATTTACTACTTCTCTGCTCATTCTCTGAATATCCTCTTTGCGATAAACCTTATTTGCAGTGACCATCTTTCTACAAAACTCACGAGTATTATCTTTAATGTTTCCGTCGTATCGGTAACGAGTAATAAACTTCAATCCATCAACAGTAGCATCTTGTTCTGATTTAGCTCTTGGATTTGCAGTACCAGTGCTTACAAAATTGTACACTTTAGATAGTAAAGATTGTTTTGATTTGTTAGCATTTTCAATCTCTAAGTCAATTGCATCTTCTTGGTCGTAGTCAACTTCAAATTCGTCTATTAAAAGCCAATTTTCAGAAGGCTCTTCTCCTAAGTCTATAAGTGATTGAGCAACCTCGTTATCTAAGGATTCGTGTTTTGATAGTTCAGTGCCTGTCTCCTCTGCTACTTGCTCCTCAGTCATAGCATTTTCCAAATCCGTAAATTCAAGCGGTTTAAGCGTCTTAAAGAATAAGTTGAGGGATATACCGTTGTAAGCTAAGATAGTGTCTAAGGCTTCAAGTATTTCGTCCTGAAGTGGCTTAATGACCATATTGTTAAACAAGATAAACGAGTTTTGAAGTTCATCAGCGTTAGATGAGAATCCGTTAGCTCCTGCAATACCAAAAAGTAATGGAGATGTAACGTTGTGTCCAAGCATAATCTTACGCATACACTCCTCACTCAAATATGTGTAGTGTTCAGGTGCGTCATTCAAAGGTAAATCGTCTACCGTTGTTTTTGTGTCCATATTATCGTTGAACGCTACAATGACTTTTTGACCTTTAGAGCCAGTCAACTTACTTAAAACTTTGTTTGTAATAATAGACTGTTGCTCCTCAGTTGGTACTCCGTTGTTAAAGTTGACCACCTTCGTGCCTGAGAATCCGTTTTGAACCTCGTTGATTAAGTAATCAGCTACTTCCTCCTCTAATAGTGCGTAGGGAACTGCGCCATTATAGTCAACGTAAGAATAATATTTCATCCCAACTGCGTAAGGCTTACAAAATAAAATCTCAACCTTGTCTTTAGAGAATCCGTATGCAGGTATTCTTGTAGGTGGGTATTTCTTTATATCAGTCCAATCATCCGAATAGTAGTATCCTTCGATTTCTCCGTCTTTATTACACTTCTCTGCACGTAAAAGATTTACAGGAATATGGAAAGCCTTTAGGATTCTATCGTGTTTGTCGTTGTAGTGTACTTGAATAGCAAACTGACCAAGCATCTTTCTATCAATTGCCATTTTGCGTAAGCAATCCTTTGAAAACATTGCCATTGCCTGAGCGTACTCATTAGGCTTTCTTGAAGCATCTACTGCGGATAATCCACGACCATAAATTAAACGTGATATGTTATTTATAATTGCAGAATTTGTAGTGGAGTTCGTGTATCTATCCAATAGAAATTGGTAGTAGTTATTGTCTTCCCCAAAATCAACCCAAGCATCACGCTTACTCTCTTGAATGACGGGAGTAGTGTATGCCGATAGGTTTAGTATGTGTACGTTGTTACTCATAAACTATGAACGTATTTGATGTGGTGTTAGATGTATATTGTCCGTTGTTTACGGAGAATGTTACGATGTTTTGGTCAGTACAAAAGATTCTATCCTTATAAACGATTGCTGAGTTTTTGTAAAGCACCAAATCGTAGAAATGACCTTCTATTAAAGCAAAAATAGCAGTCAACGTATTAACGTAATCGCCTGAAGTTTGCGATGTAATAGATACGGTTACTGGAGTGTTTGTTTGGTCATCAGTCAACACCATTGTAGTAGGTGTATCTCTTGGAATAAACGAGAACGTCTGAGCTGATGCTGATGTTGTTAGTACAATCATATTAAAGTAACTGACTTGATGCCGATTTGTTTTAAAAGCAAAAAGGGCAGCTAATGCCACCCTTCTTACACGCTATGAAGAAAACGATTATGCAGTAATGATAGTAGCTGATGTAAATACAGCACCTGCACCTGCACCTGCTAAAGTAGCCTCAGATGAGCAGTCTAACAAGTTAGCATAAATTTTTTCAGTTCCAACGAAAGTCAAAGTGTAACCGTTTAGGTCTCCCATTGCAGTACCATTAGAGGCATTTGCAGTAGTCAATTCCATTCCGTGTTCAAGACCTGCCAAAAAGAATTGGTTGTTGCGGTTCTTGATTACAACGTGAGGACGTCCGTAAGCTAACAATTTAACTGACTTGTGTGTAGCAGCATCTTGCTTCTTTAAAGTGATAGTCAAAGTTTGTTCAGCAAAAGTAGTTCCGTTTTCACGAGAAGAGTTATATACTTGCTCGAAAGAGTTTGTTCCTTTGAGTTCGTATTTGTAAAGCGATGCTACGTTAGCTACCGTAT